AGCTCTGAAAGCCGCACCTAAAATTGGTAGTATTATTGGAGGTGCCCTCGGTTTTACTGGGGGTGCTGAAGCTTCTCGTCAAATTCATAATGCTGAACTAGAAGACCATCCTAATCTTCAACAAGCTTTTGATCCAAAACATGCTGTGGCCCAAGCAATTGTTGGTGGTGGTGCTGGTTTATTCCATGCCCCAAAGAAGGCTGCTGAAAAGAAGAAGGGTGAGTCTAATCCTACTTTTAATCCAACAATTGTAGAAGAACTCCCTCTTCTACAAGAACACAAGTCATCTGTTCTAAATGACCTTGAAACACTTAAGTCTGTTGAAGCTAAGTTAAAAGAAGATTTACCTAACACAGGTAATCAGAAAGAAATCTTAGCTGTTCTTGATGGTCTTGCTGAAAAGAGGATTAAGCTCGAAGAAGAACTGGCTATTGTTGAAGATGCTATGTCTGGTAAGGACAATGTTAGTAGTTCTTTAGAACGTGATGCAAAAAAACAAGCATTGATTGAACAGCTACGTGCTAAGTATGGTAAAGCAGAAGAGCTAGGTCCTATTACAGAGGAGGATAGGGCTCGTATGGATGAGGGGATGAATCGTGGTTCATCTGATAACATCCCACCATTAGGTGAGAAAGAGACTGCGCCTTCTGTACCAAAACAAACACCAATAGAAGTTGCTTTACTTCGTATTAATCAAGCTACTACCTTTACAAAAGAAGCTCTTATTAATCGTATTAATAAAACGATAGATTATTTAGAGAATTTTGATAAAGATAACTACATTGATGATACTCCGGGATCAGACTATAATGCTAAGAAGGCCGCTATTCAACAAGAATTAGAAGCCTATAAGGCCATTCTACGTGGAGAGAAGCCAGACTACTCATGGTTTGAGGGTAAAGGCGAAGTTCCTAAAGAAAAACCATCTATTGAAGTACCAAATGCCTCTTTGGAACGAATTAATGAAGCTCCTCCCCTTGGCGATGAGCGTCCACCAGTTGCAGGAGAGAATCGAGTATCTGAAGTTGTTGGAGATGGTCTATCCGCGCAAGATTATTTTGCGGTTGGTCCGCAGCAAATTAAAACCTTTGGTGATGTTCTTCGTGAGGGTATCCCAGATGCTCGTGCATCCTTAGCACAATCAGTAGCTGCAATTAACTACAAATTACGAGGATTAGAATTAAAACTACAAAGTGTCGTACAGAAAATCAATGATTTCAAGACTGGTTTATCACCATCCGGCACAGTAGATATAAATAAATTAACCCAATACCGAAAATCTCTTGAGAATCAAATGGCTTGGCTTGAAAAAGTTAAGCAAGATAATCTAGACAAGATCATTGAACAGAATAAAGGTAAGGAAGAAAAACCATTACCGAAGGAACAGGTTCCTTCGGAGCCCACTAAGTTTACCTCTCTGCCTGAACTACTAGCTTCTAATGATAAATCTGGTTGGGTTAGTAATTTTATGGATAATCTACATTTGTTTGATACTTTTGCTAATACTAAACTGTATTTTGATAAAGATATTGATGTGGGTACTCGTAGAATTTATCTAGAGTTGCTTAAAGCTGTTGGTATGGGTAAGGATCAGGTCTTTATCCTTAAAGATGATGTCTTCCCTGAAAGACCAGATGGTTCTACTCCACCACAGGGCAATGCAATGCTCTATGGTAATAGCACTGTTATTCGATTAAGCCCTGCTAGGTTAGAAGGCCGTGTTACTGCTGCATCAAAACTCCTACCTAAGTTAGTTAAGAGTGCTGTTGAAACATTTGAAGTTGTTCGAGTAGCTACCCATGAAATTGGTCATGTCTTACTATATAAATATTTAAAGGCTTTTGCTAACACAGAGGCTGATATGACTAGACTAGAAGAAGCTTGGCGTATAGATCAGAGTAAGAAAGGTGATGTTATTTCTCCATCTGATCTGTATGATAAAAAAGGGTTAGCGGCACGACAAGAGATCTTTACTGAATTCTTTGCTGAGAATGTATCTAAAACCCTCACTTGGCATGTCTTAGGTAAGCTTAAATTTCATAGAGAGAGTGCACGAAGTGATAGAATAGCTGTTCAAATCAATGCTGTTATCAATAGTGCAATGAGTTTGTTTAAGGGCAATAAGATTGATATTAATAAGAGTACATTTGTTAATGAACTAGTAAATGATCTTATCTCTCGTAACGAAAAGACTATTAAAGAAACAGGTTTAACTGTATTTGAAGAACAACAACTACGTAATAATGATAGGACTCTATTCTCCAAAGAGCAATGGGAAGCTGATCTGTTTAGACATGCTACCCTAGAAGATATTCGTAGGAGTGTTGATGAACGTGGATGGGCTTCACCTGTAGATGATTTGAATATCACTAAAGCAGGTATTGTTGGTCTATCTACTAGAGCATCAATAGCTCTTGGTAAACTCGGTGGATTTGCTATTAGGAAAATGTTCTCTAAGAACAATCTAGCTAGAATTTATCGAGATTATCCAGTAGTCCAACGTACTCATCAGATTATTCGTAATGCTGAGGAGAAGGGTAGTTCTGTTTTTGCTAAACTTTGGTTTGGCGATACTGTTGGAAAACCTTGGGATAAGGCTGGTCTATTACAGAAACTATCTAAAGTCAAACTAGCTGATGCTCCTTTTACTCTAGTACGTAAAGCCACTGATGCTGATATGAAGTCTGTTCATGATCTATTTAAACAAGGTTATGAAAAGGGTTTAGATTATGCGGATACTTTAAGTCAGTTTGGTCAGAATTTAACTAAAGATCAACAACTTCTATTCACCAAACTAGGTGAAATGTTTAAGAAGATGTACGATGAAACAGTTAAAGCTGAGCAAGCTCTTGGTAAAAAGAATCTACTGCCTTATAAGAATGGTTGGTATCCATCTGTACGTAAGGGTATCTACTCAGTTGAGGTTTCATTCAATGGTCGTACCTTTAGACGAGAACACTTCGATACTAAGGTAGCTGCTGAAAGATTCCAACGTTCTTTGTCTAAAGCTAAGAACATAGATGTTAGTGAAATCATGGAAAAGGACTCTGAAGCACAACAATCCAATCAAATGATGGCTGATATCATTAAGGATCTAATCTCTAGGAAGTTTCCCACTGGTGCTCCAAAGGTTAATGCAGAAATTGATGCTCTGTTAAATCGAATGGCTACAGGTGGTGGTAATAAGACAAGTCATCATAACTTTAGATCTAATATGCTTGGATATAAAGGAACTGAACTTCTTAAGACTGCTGAAGAACAAGGTAACTCTTTTAGAGAGGCTATTCAAGCTTTAGGTACTGAGTATCCAACAAGTATTACACGTAATTATATCAAGACTCTAGCAGAACCACTGCTTAAACAAACCTCTGGTAAAGAGCGTGACGTTATTGAGCAGATGATGAATAGTGCGCTTGGTCGTAATAAGGATATCACTAGTAAACTTACTCGATTTGGGGATAACATTGTTGAGCAGTCTATTAAATACGTGTATGAGGATGTATTTAATAAGGAATATAAAGTAGATAGTTCTGTATCCCAAAGACTACACAACTCTGCTGTTAGTTGGTTCTATTTACTTAAAGTTATTCCTAGACTACAGTTTATCTTGTCTCAGTTCTTAACTGTTCCATCCATAACGCAGAACTTAGCTTATGGTGGTCATGGTATTAGAGCATGGTACTCCTTAGGTAAAGGTCTAGCTAACCTATCCGCTGCCTTTGCAGATCATCCGGCTGGTAAGGAAATACGAGATGCTTGGGAGTATACTAGCCAGAACTTCACTACATTTGAACCTAAGTTTGTTGAGGATCTGAAACTAGCTATAGGTGAGAATAGATCTATTGAGTTTATAAAGGATTATGTTCTTTTAAGAAAACCATCTGAGGTTTCTGATAGTCTTTCAAGACTAATGGGATTCTCAATTGCGTTTACGCACTATCGAGATCTGGGATATGATGTTGGTAGAGCTAGTAAAGAAGCTCGTAGAATTACTGATGACACAATGAACGTTTACACTACGGCTGATAGTGCTCCTATGTTTGAACATATGGGGAATTTAGGACGTACTGTTAGACCTCTTCAAAGTTTTGGTAATAATCTATTAGGTAACTTTGTTGCTGCTGTTAAGCACTTTGAAGCTAAGGATATTAATACTTGGGGACCACTAGTAAACTATGCATTAACTACTACACTTGTTAGTGGTGTTATGGGTGGTATCTTTATTCAAGAGTATGAACTTCTTCGTAGACTAATGAACACAAAGTTTGGTATGAACATGCCATCTATCATTGAGATGTTTAGTCATGATGATAGTATGTTAGATAGAGTGTTACCAGATGATGATGCTATTCGGGCAGCAATGCTTTATGGTATTCCATCTATGTCTGGTGTAGATTTGTCAGGTTCTACACGAGCCAATAAGACATTTCTAACTCTAGCTGGTTCTGTTCTATTAGCAGAAGAATCTTGGACTAAACTTATGCCTGCTCTTGGATTGGCCCATGATCAGATTGGTGGTGGTATTGATCTGATTAAAAGTAAGGTGGGTGACACTGATGTAGCTACTACAGGTAAGGCAGTTGATGCTGTGTTTCCCGCTGGTCATCTTGGTTATGCCGCTAAAGAAGTTGCTGGAGTTAACACAACTAAAGTGATGGGCAGCAATACTGATATGATTCAGTATGGTAAGCATGGTCTGGCTGATAAGCCTAGGGAAACCAAGGATGTTGTGGCTGGTATTATTGGTAGTAGATCTACTGAGGATAAATATCTTAATCAGATGATGGCTTCTCAGCAATTTAATGAGAAGACTAGAACAGATAGAATTAAACAAGCTGCTAATATGTTTGCCGAAACGGGCAATCAAAAATATGTTAAAGCGCTTATTGATTTGAATGCTGATGGAAATGAGATAGAGAGTATGGTTAGTACTGAGGTATATAAACGACTTGTTAGTCAGGATACTAGATTTATTGCTGACAAAGGGGGTAATGTATCGAAATCAGGACAACGGAAAGCAGTGGGTTTATTTAAGTTTGGTAAACCACAATGATTGATCTAGACTCTTATTGGATGGGGAGGGATAAAACCCACCCTTCTGATCTTACCCCAGCTATTATTAAGAATGCTTCTGATTTACTTGCTAAGGTAAATGCTCTGTTAAGTTTGTTTGGATATCCAAGAGGAGTGAACTCTGGTTGGAGACCCAAGACAGTGCAAATGGAGATTAATCCAAGAGCACCTAATAGTAAGCATATTACAGGACAGGCAATTGATTTAGAAGATAGGGATGGAAAACTGAAAGAATGGTGTGTCTTTCATCAAGATCAACTTGAAAGATTTGGTCTTTATATGGAACACCCGGAAGATACGCCAACATGGGTACATTTACAATCCATTCCACCCAAGTCAGGTAAAAGGATATTTAAACCATGAAAGAGAAATACAAATGCCATCTTTAAGTGAACTATGGGATGAATCTAAATATTCTGAAGGTGATCCAGTTAGACAGCTAATAACTGCTTCTAAAGCCGTTAAAGACTGGCCTATGGATACACTTAACTGGGGTAATGGACTTGTAGATATGACTACAGGTGGATTAAATAAAATCTTCCCGCGCATACCAAAAACACATTTAGCTAACGAAATACCACATGCAATTTATGGGGACAAGTATGATTCCCCAAGTCTATCTGAATATCCAGCACAAGATGTTAAAGATGGTAGATCTTTAGGTAGAATGTTAAATCCAGCACTCTTATTTTCGGGTAATCAACGAGTACTCACACCTAAAATGGGTGAGTTTAATACTGGTAGAAGAGCTGTACTTGTGGGTAATCCGGTGGATAATCCCGATAACTTATCAACAGTTGTGGATACATTAAAAAATAAATCAATGACTCGTCGTGATTTTAATAAAGGTTTGGTTACAGGTGCAGCATCTATTGCGGCTGGCCCACTATTATCTAAATTTAGTAAAACTGTTGAAAAATTACCAGAAGCTGGTCAACTTGCTAAAAATGTTTCTACTACAGAGGTAGGAACATCTAAATATAATTCATTAAAAGACTATATGGATGCTATTGCAGAACAAGCTAATGGTAGTAACTCTTTTGGTTATGGTAATACTCCAGCTGAAATAAGTAGAGAGTTATTAAAAATGGATGAGTTCATGTACAGACAAGCAAAACAAAACAGCCGTGATGGTCTTAATCCAACCCCATATGAGATACAGTATAGTCCAACGGGTGAAACTACTAGTATTAGTTGGGATAATGCTTTCTCTCAAAAAGCGAAAGAGGAAATGAGAGCCTTTAAAAAACATTTAAAAGACATAGATTATTCTTATCCTGAAGTACATCCCTTTGAATCTCGTTCAGATATTATGGATGCTTATAAGAATTGGAGTAATCCAACTAAGTTTGATACAGACATTCCACCTAATTCAGGCAATAGGATATTTAAACCATGAGTGATTTATCAGATTTATTTTATAATAACCCATTTGCAGATCGTTTATCTAATATGATAAATCAAAGTACTGGTGGTTATGGAACTAGGTTAGATAATACTTCTAAGGGTGATGGGTTTTTAGGACCACTTTCAAATGTATATGGTGGTGTATCTACAGAAATATCTGCAGGATTACCTAATACAGACGAAGGTTACTATCCATTAATTACACCTAATCAGTCTTTTTATAATTTATCAAATTTATTAATGGGTGGTAAACCATCTAATGATATGTATGATAAAGCTCAATTATATTCAAGAATGAGACAATTAACTGGTAGAAGTCCCTTTGCTGGTTTTATGGAACAACATAAATATGGAGAATAAAAATGGGATGTAAGAAAAAAGGCGGCGGTAAGAAGAAGTAAAGAAAAAGCCCGGTCAGGTTTGCGCCTGCCGGGCTTTTCTCTTTACTTACTTAGAACTTTATTCATGAACTCTTGGAATGCTTGATACTCAGCAATAAAGAGATCACGTTGTGCTTCTAGATATTTATTAAAGGCTTCATTCATTTTCTTGTTCTCCATTAAAAATTCCGATGACTAATCGGATAATACCTAAGTCAATTACTACGGCACCCTCATCCCAAAGAACTTCAATGCCTAGCATGATACCACCAATAAAACTAATTCCAATATACATTAGATTCCACACACTCCCGAGACACACACACGATCTGTGTTCTCTTCAAATACTACACCTTTATGCTTCATTGCTTCTTCATAAGTGCATTCTGTTAGTGGCTGACCTCCACGTGAGCCGTCAGGGTAACAGGTAAATCCGCGGAGCCGAGGGGCGTATCTGCTAAGAGTTTCTGCAAATCGTGTAACATCCGATTCAGAGTTTCCTCGGCTTCCCCACGCAGGTAGATTGATTGTACTTGAGATTGACATGTCAACATAGTCTTGAATGTCGGCTTGGAACTTGATTCGTTTTTCATAGTCATTACTTAATCCATAAGCTGTGTCAATTTTACTTGGATCTAATCCGTACTCTTTGATGAGTAAGTCTGCGGTGCTATCGACAACGTATTCATACTTCCACTTGGTTCCATCTGTGAGGTAACGTCGTTTGTAAGCAACAGCAAAGAGTGGTTCAATGCCTGTAGTCGTCCCTGCAAGGATGCCAATACTGCCAGTAGGTGCGATTGCTCTGTAAGCAACTGGTTTACTGATATAGAGTCGCTCACAATGCTCATTTGCTGCGCGTTCTGATTCATCTTTATATACCTCTAACCACTTTCTTAGTTCTGGAGTAACCTCGTAACCTGCTCCTCGCTTAAGGAGCCATGCATGGATACCCATGAGTCCAAGTCCAAGACGACGGTTTTTGTTCCGAACCTGATAGACTTTCTCGTATGGAAGATCGGCTCTAAGTGTGCCACAGACGAGGAATTTAGAAGCCAAGGAAACAACATCTTTGAACTCTTGAATAGATACAATATTGCTGATATTGATACTACCAAGATTGCATACATCAGAATCATCCGCTGATGTAACTTCAGTACAGGCATTTCGGAGTGTTTCATTTTGTTTATCCCCAAAGTTAAAGCTAAAGCCGGGTTCTCCTGTCATCATAGCTTGACGACAATTCTCTACAAAGGTAGGTAGAGTTGCTCGATAAGCATTATGTAGCCATTTATCGTCATAATTTACTGAGATGTTAGTCATGTCTAAAGGAGCTACAGCATTAAAATCTTTTTCTTTTGCAGCTCGAATGTCCTCTGACCAATTCTTAGCTTTTAGAAAATCAGGGATGTCTTCATGGAGCCAATTTAATGAAGCGTAGATAGCACTCCTGCGTGAACCACCCTGCATCACACCTCGTCCCACTTCGTTGATCATTTGCATTAGCGGGATTGGCCCACTGGATAAGCCACCCGTACGACGCAAAGGCTTCCCTTTTGGTCGTAGAATTGAGTAATCGATTCCAATGCCACCGCCAGTCATCAGACAACTGACTGCTCGTTGTGTCAATGCTGCCCATTCTTCTCGTGTATCCTCTTCAGCTTTAAGTAAGAAACAATTATTGAAATAACTATTAGGACGACCTGCATACCATAGGTAACGACCACCCGGTACAAATTTCATCTCTTTTATATACTCAGCTAGTTGTGCACGATCACTGTCAGACATAAGTGCTCGATCTTTACCAAACCGAGTACCACAAACATCCTCAACTAATCGTTCAGCTAAAGCATCCCATGTATCTGTTGGGTCTTGAGTATATTTTTGGTGGAAGATATTCTCCGCAAAAGTATTTTTAAATCGATTTATGATCATTGTATTCCTTTAATTCTTTCTTTTGTTCTTGTTGTTGTTCCTTAGATTTTGTTTTCTTTTTGTACAGATTGGACTTATGTTCTAACCGTTCATTCATCGATCTGTTCTTGGAAAAAGTCTTCGTCATCTTCAACATCAATTACAAGAGAATCATATTTAATTTCAATTAGATCACCGAATCGATCTACGATTTCTTCTGAGGAGATATCTAGTTTTTCTAGAAGATCAATCTCAGGCCATCGTTTTAGTTTTTCTAATAGTTCATGATACGTGGTAGGCATATTACTTTTTACTTGAATAGAAGAGAGTGCGATCACCGAACAAGTAGAAACCAATTGCAGCAGCAAAGTTATCTACTTCTGGGCCACAAGCAACTCCAGAGAATTTACATACAGCCCAAGTACCAATAACAGTAAGAGCAATACCTGGCCGCATCAAGCGTACAGTAGCTTCTACCCATGGATAACTAGCATTAGTACCACCAGCATCGTTGATGGCTTTGAACTTTTCAATGTCTAGTTTTTGCATTTCAACATAGTCATTGATGGTAGCGGGTTTAAATGTATCAGGAGTAATGAACTTACTAATTACACTTTCACCTAGTTTTACGGCTAGTGGTCCGAAGACCGCTAGCATTGATAGAGGATCAATCATTATTTAATTTTCCTTTTTGTTTTCAAATCTTGTTTTTATATCCATCAACAAATCCATTTAAAAATCAAGTTATCTGTTTCTTTTGCTAGAATATTATTAATCTCTTTAGCAACTTGTCTAATCTCCCATTGTGCATGGGTGTCAGCACGTAGTTGAATGAAATCAAGCCATGCTTGGAAGTTTCCTGTAACAATAAACTCAGTGGTAGTCGCCTCTGGGAGCACAAAACGTGCATCTTCTTTCTTAACACCTTCTGAAATTAATCTATTATACATAGACAAACAGAATTGATAGTGTTTATGTACATCAAAAGATTGTTCTTTTGTCAAGAAGGGATAGACAAAATCTGCTTCAGTTTCTTTACAATATCTTTGACTTCGTTGTAAGAAGTCTAAGTGTTTGCTTCTAACAAACTGATGACTACATACCCGACTAATACCAGAGACATGAAAAGTAGCATGTGCAAAGCGTAGAGTAGCAAGGTGCCCCTTGTCGAGGCACCCCGCTGCACGTCTTGTGTTACTATCAGTATCCCGCTTGCTATTATAGCAAATACCGGCACAATCACCGATAAAATTAACTGCATCAGGCGTTACTTGTAGCAGCTCGACTTTCAATGGATTCTCCTGAACCTTTGATAGTATTAGTAGCCTTTCGTGCCTCTAGTTTAGCATGATTGTAATCAGCTAGTTGTTCTAGAGTAATGCCGATGTTATCACAGATACGAGTTAAATACCAAAGAACATCACTAACTTCCGATAGGAATGACTCAGGATTAACTAGATCACCACGGATAATTTTCTTTAGTTTTCCTGCAACTTCCCCTGATTCTGAGACAAGTCCAAGAGTGAGATAGTTGACTTCTTCAAATCCTTGTTCATTAGCCCCTGGGTATACGGCTGTTGTGCGAGTCCATTGTTGGTATTGTTTGAGATCCATTGATTGATTTCCTTTTCTTCTTCTTGTTTTATTAGTTCTTGTAGGTAGTCTAAAGCTTTCTTTAGGTCAGCTACACCACCTTTGCGTTTCCATCGAAACACATATTTGATAATGTTCCCTTCAATAAAGGGAACTTCGTGTTTCATTAACAGGTAAAGAAGATCTTTACCTTGATAATGATCAGTCATAATTAAGCCTGTCCCAGATTTCCATTTCGTAACCGCCGTTCATGTCGAGCAGTGAGATAATCGAGGGTGATTGAGTGACAGTGGAAGGCTCCGTCATTGACGTCGTGGAGGAAATGGATTCCTCGGAAGTAGTTGTTACCTTGCGGGCCGAGGTAATCCTCGTCATGGCGGTAGCAGCATCCTGCAAAGAGCCCGGTAATGAGTTTTCCGTCAGCTCGATATTCATTATAAATCTCCATCTTTTGATTATGTCCTTGAACACAAGACATATGTTTCTTTAACACTAGATTACGTGCACTTAATGCTGGACGTCCTAAGACACCCGTAGTGAAGTAATGGCTATATGCTACACCATCAATGATTACAATGTCAAGGAAAGGATAAACTTCCCAACCATAATCTTTATAACGAAGATCATCAATAGAGATAGTACCATCTAGCTTAGGATCATTTTCTGTAGCGCGATTAATACGCTCTTCATGATTACCTAAAGTCAATACCATTCGAGGTTGATAACGCTTCTTTTTATTAGCTGCTGCTCGTTCATTATATTCCCAGATTGGGCGTAAGAGTTCTTCCATAGCTTGATGAGTAGCTTGAATATCATCACGATAACGACGACCTTCAAAGCTCTTCTTACCTACATCATAGCTCGAGAGACTAGGCATATCTGCAAAGTCTCCAATACATACGATAACATCTGGTTTCTTTTGTACTAGATAATTACCAATGATATTTAGATGAGTAGTATCTAAACCCGGTTTAATCTGTACGTCTGGAATTACTGCATGAGTTGTCATTTAATCCATTCCTTTGGAATCCCCTGAGTTTTATAATCTGCCCAAATGAAACCATTCTTTGTTGCCCAATCACCATAGGTTGTTGGACTACCTTTACGGATTCGATTGGAAGCATTCATAAATAAGATACGAATATCTTTATCTGGGTGTTGTTCTTTTACCCAAATCATTTTCTCTCGATCTTCCCAAGTTAATTTACCTTTAGCTTCAATATAAATATTATTTTTAATAATTTTGAAGTCAGGTATATAGTTTCTATTTTTAGCTGGTTGAATAAAAGCTAATTTGTCTGGCTCATATTCTGCTTTTTTACCTAATTCTTTACCTAGTTGTGCCTCAAACTTAGATTTATATGTCATGCTGCTGTTTTCTCTGGCACATTTACTAAGTCAAGTCCACTACTTCTGGATCCATAGATTCCACTGATATCCCATTGGCAAGGATACCAGATGTCTTCTGAGGGTTCATAATAGGCTCCATTGATATAACGGGCTTCAAAAATGTCGTAGAAGCGGACAGGACTTCCACCTCGAGTTTCAATGGGTCTGGTAAAATCAAGTCTGTTTTTCGGTTTAGCCATGTTTCTCCTTCATTTTGCATGATCCAAAGGCACTGAGCATTCATTAGAAACCGTTGTGGATCTTCATTATATAAAGACCATACAGTATCTAACATCTCTTGTTCCGTTGTGAGAGGATCAATATATTTACTAGCTTTTACTTGACCTAACCCAGTAACACCTATGATATTATCAGAACGATCTCCGATTAACATCTGTTTATAAAAGTGTTTTAAACCATCTAATTCAGATACATAAAAGTATTCATTATGTAGCCAATTAAAATGATTACCAGGAATCATTCGTAGATCTTTGTCTAAGGAAGCTAGTCTTGTCCCCTCGTTTTGATTAATACCTAATAGATCGTCAGCTTCACAACCATCAGAGATGATTGCATTCCATTCAGAGACAAGAAAACCGCGACAGGCTTGAAGCCAGCGCGGTGGTTCTTTATCTTTACGGTTAGCTTTGTATTCAGCATTAATTTGTTTACGGAAGTTGTTACCACCGGTTAAAAAAGCTAAATACCTCTCTGAGTCTGTATTAATCAACAGATCTCGCATTAATTTATCTACACGGAGAAGAGCAACTTCCTCTTCCCCGTGTGGCTCAACAGAAGCAGCACATCGAAACGCAACTAAGTCAGCATCGATGAGTAAAGTTGTCATTTGTTATCAGCAACAAACTTCTTAGCTGCTTCTAATGTATCTACAACATCAGACACAGCATCAGTGTTTCCATCCACAAACTTAGTAACACTAACTCGATACTTCCCATCGTCTTGTTTTTGAATTGTAGTCTTTGTAAATACTTGACCTGTAACTTTGGGGGTAGGATAAGCGTAAACAATTGGACGCCACTTCAGTGCATCAAAAGCTTTTTCTAGATCAAAGGGGTACGTCATCAGCTAAGTCTCCTAAATTAAGAATAGGTGGTGTTGAAGCTTGTGTATTAAATACAAAGGCTTCTAGTTGTTGTGCAACTTGTAAAACTTCATTAATATCTGGTTGCTTCTTATCTGTTTTGAGTAACTCAATAGCAGAAGCAATAGAAGATTGACGCACAATATAAATCTGTTTCTGTGCACGCTCTTCTGGAGTCTCATAAGTATTACGAGGTGAAGATGATGGACTATAACCAGCAGCTTTAGTGGAGGTATCTCCAGCAGCTCCTGCTACAGCATCAGTCCAATCCCAGTAACCACTTTGCTCATTTTTACTAGACGAGATCGTATAAACTTCACCGGTCTTGGCATTTTTTAGAACATCAAAAGCCTTTTTACCTGCACCGAAGGACATAATCTTCTTGCCTTCAGTCTTACCTTCCTTTTTATATGCTACATCTAGTTGCGTATAACTACCTTTAGCGGTAGGTTTAGTGGTACTAGTTACTGCTAGAACTTCAATTTGGAATTGCATAGTTTCTCCTTAGAAAATTATATTTTACTATTTGCTACCTTTTATGTCAAGTAGCCATGACAATTTCTTTACCTTCATTTTGATTCGGCCCAGCTTTGACTTCGCAAATAAGAGGCAAGTTCCAATCTACCCCATAACATTTGCTAATATTTGCAGGTAAATCCCGGAATGTTTCATGGAAAATCTGAGCAGCTAAATCTACTTCTTCGGTAGGAACATCAGCAACAATGCTGTCATGAACAGTAGAAATAAGCTTTCCGTTAAGTCCAGCTCTTTTCCATTTGTTAAAGCATGATACCCGTGCAACAGCCATAACATCAGCACCACAACCTTGATTAATGTGGTTGCAGATGTCAGACTCGTTCCATTTAAATCCTCCAGTTCGTCTTTGTTTTGGTTCATGCAAGTGCACCCTACCGAACGGTGAAAGTGTTCTTCCAGTTCTTGTTGCTTCATTAATTAACCTAATATGTGTTTTATTTAAATCTTTGTACTTATCAAAGAATCGATCAATAACGCCTTGCCAGAATCTATCTGAAGAACTTACTTGTTTGAATAATGGATCATTAGCATAAGCATAAGCAGGCCCACGATAAATACAACGAAAGAGAAAGATTTTACTAACTAAACGAGAGCTTAATTTTAGATCATTCTGATTATTAGTGTGAATGTCATTTAATTTAGGATCTTTTAGGAAGTTAAACCACTCTTCAATACCTGCTTTGTCTTGACTAATATATAAATATGTGAT